CCGTAAACATCTAGGGTTTGTTATCCATTACTAACCTAGATAAGTCCAGCCACGTTTCAAAATATTCCTACGTGGTAAGGAATAAACCGACGGATCATCACCAGGACCGGACATTAAATTCCGGGTAAGGCGATGCCACCCATCTAGCAAGCTATCAAACCGCTTTGCGGTATACTTGAAAAACTTGTATCGATAGGTGAAAAGATCTGGTCGCCACTTGGAAGGAAAGAGTTCGCGGTTTAAGCGACTTGCTTCTTCATTCGTAGCGACTTCCCAATGCACATAACCAGCTCTGGAGTCACCATATGGTATTAAGCCATATACCGACTCTATTTTCTGCTTAAGTGTGTAAAAGAATTCTGAATATCCACGTTTGCGCATTGCGTTCGCATACGCTGTGTAGGATACCAGAGCAGAACCGTCGGCGCGATCACCGGTCCAGAGGGTATGTAACTTGATAGGAGTGACATCGTGCCCATCAAAGGCATCCATGCCGCAACTCTCACGAAATCTACCCTTTAGACAGCTCTTGTTTCGGTTGACTTTTAAGCCAACTTTCTCAAGAGTGCTGATTGCTAGGGAAGCATATTTTGTGGGGACGATAATATCATCACCATAAACAAAAACTTCCTTCATTACGCTCAATGGCGGCCGTATAAATCGACGAGAAATCGCAGCCACAATAATAATCCAAAAGATGTATGCTTCTACCGGAAAGCACAAAGCACTTCCCATGGGAGCATACTTTTTCAATTGGATCTGTCGACCATCTGGTAGACATGTGGCTGTCGTGCGCAGGGCTAACAGACTCGCGAGTAGCTGCGGAGTGCGGAAAAACACTCTCGTAACCAAATCGAGTGAAACCCTGTCTGAGGCGTCTTTCAGGTCCAACGTGGAATATCCTCCATCCACCACGGATGGAAAAGGTAGTCCAGCGTTTAAGACTTCGCGCTCCTCTGCCAAATACCGAGAAGGAGTTACCTTCTGGGATGAAGCTTGAAGTGCTAAAAGTCTGTTGATCGCCTGAGAATGGAAATTTATCTGGCCTCTCGTAGGGAAATGATTCTCTAGAGATGACACGATAGACTCCCCCAGACCCTTCTGTAACCACATATATTCTAGTGGTTCCGAAGATATCAATCTGGGTCCTCTCGAATCTTTCGGAACTAATGCCACCTTTGCCGTCCCAGTTTTGAGACGGATTAGGGAGGTATACCAGTTCTTTCGATCGATTAATTCTCGTGCACCCCCCACTATGAAAAAAGAATAGTAGGGGTAAACCTGGTGTATAGAATCGTAAAGGCGGGTGAATTCCCACTTTTGCTCTCCTTTCTCACCAGTCGCGACCGCCCCCGGTCCATGTTTCGGATGTACATCCTTGGGATCAAAATGCCCAAAGATATTTACATAGTCACCGTTATAAACAGTGCCTGCTGTAAAATCTCGAGCTACCATAACATCTAAGTTATGGTCAAGCTCGATTGACGCTAGCTCCTCTTCAGTCCGCAGAAAGTTGTCTAAAACAACTTTTTCCTCTGCAGGTGAGTAAGGAAGCTCAAGCTTGTACACCAAGAAACAAATCTGTCTAATATGCTTTATAGCAAAGACAGACGGATCAGGTAAAAGTTCCCCATCGTCATCGAAAATTTGTGCGAAGTATGCCTGTAGAAAAACCGGTATACTCTTGCCTTTCTGTTTTTTGAATTCAGAAGGACAATGGAACAAATTTTCTACCAATGCTGTATCTAGGGCTTTACCGAGTTTCGGAAGAGTCTTGGAACAGAATTGGAAGCCCTCGCTTGAGTTCGCTCGACAATTTATCGTTCGAAAGTCCAAGCGAGATTGCGATTGGAAGTAGGAACTTCGCGAAACGCAATCCGGTAATAGCAATGCTTCGTAAAGGTCGAGGTATACCTTGACCTGGCTCTGAAGATACTCCACTTTGTTGAAGCCATCTTTCCAGGGCACTCAGAGCAAAGCTACCAGCCACTGCAGCAACTTGCGGTAAGAAGTTAGGATTCACCTCTTAGCAAGGATTTAACCACAGTATCATCAACATCGAACGAAGATGTAGACACCACAACATCAAGAACTTGATGAATGAGGTCTATAATCATCTGTGCGGTGAAGGTGGTTGACTGTGGGAAGACGATTGACAAAGAGACGGATCCCCTTATCAAATTACCAGCAACATCCGAAACTACCTTATCGATAGTTAAAGTGTGCCGATCAGCCTTTGATAAACCCTTACCAACAGCTTGACTGCGAATAAGCAGTGAAGCCGAGTCAGGAAAATCAATTGCCGAATTACGACGAAGAGTGCCAGTTTGACCTTGAGGAAGGTCAACTTTGACATAATCTTCAGTAGTAGTATTGTCGTCTTTTTTAAGCGACAGTGTAGCTGCTAAGCTCATGAGGATGCTCCTTTACAAAGGCTATTTTACCTCTTTTTATCTCGGAATAAAGTTAAACCGAGGCCTAAAGAAGTAGCAAGCCGCTGCTGTTGACTGTTCAAATCGGTGAATGCTAAGTCCTCAAGTGAGAGACTTAGACCTAACTTACGTGTATATCGCTCCACCATGATCTTATGGATATTAGGTAAATTCCATTTAGGGTCATAGTGAAGAACCTCGTCAAGAATGAAAGTCTCTTTGATACTATTTTGAATATCATAGAGATCCCATTTACCATAAAATGGCTGAATGGCGAGATTATCTAAGGCTTTCCCAAAGGGTAAGAACCAATCTGCAACGAAAGAGAATGGAATAGCATTCCAAACTATCTTTGCAGGATTGTTCAGACCCAAGCCAGCGATCAAACCACGTAACTGAGCCCAGGAATCATCAAGACCATCCAAACGCTGCACAAGTGTACAACGTGCGGAGAACGTGGCCTTGTATTCCTTTAGTCTTAGTAGCTGATACCCATAAACACTTGAAGGTGTTCCACCCATATAATTATCATACTTTGGTAAGATATTAAAAGGTGGGGTATGGTCTGTCCGAGTTAATACTTGTCCGACATTGGGATTTTCATCCCAAAAAGAAGGATTAAAGAATTTAACTTGGACAGGCTTGTCTCGATTATCAATTAAGAATTTGATACGAGCAGCTACACGGTCATATACTTGAGTGGCTTTAACGATATCACCTATTAAAGGTAACTCGTTAAACTCAGCATCAAGAAATGTACCGTTTGCCCATCCTGGTATATCTCTTACTTTAAGACCTCCTTTGCGGAGTTTCTTATAGTGTTCAAAGGTCCCTTTCAGGTCCTTGAACTCAAAGAGATCATTGATGACGGAGAAATCGGTAGGCACTTGAGTAATAAACTTACTCCAAGCAGCATATCGATTATCGCGCAAAAGACTAACGGGGGGGTTAGGTAAAACTGCTGCAACGTCTGCAGGTTGATAATGATTAACATCAAACGTGTCCGAGTACGAAGTACCGAACTCGCCATGAGGCCCATGATCAATCCAGACTACTGAGTCATTAACAGACCCATACCGTCTTAGACGCAAGCTCTCACAGGGACCAGGGGCTCGAAAGCCATTGGCACCTTTGGGATTAATGCAATCTCTCATAACCTCATCAAAGGTCCAATTAGGACCAGAATTGGGGTATGTACCAGTTCCGCCTGCACTATCTGTGTAGGTCTCAGAACCAGTGCGAAATGAGAAATTTGTTCTAAAACGTTCGCGGGAAAAATGCGATTGCAGCATATGCACCTCCACTGTAAACTAATCCACAGTGGAGACCACCGAGGATACGTAAGCGAATACCTACGTTGGAAGGGATTTTCC